TTAGCAACAATAATGCTCGAAGCGAACATAAATCCAGAACCACCTGAGATTTTATCATCAGGATCAAACATATCCTGACTTGCATAGGTGTGATTTGTAACAACCATACCGATATTCAAATCACCAAACATGTTTACGCAGTTAGATACAAATGCCTTGAGCTGTTTAGCTTTACGACCCATATCGCCCTTCATATCACCTGCCTGGAATTGATTTACTTCAGTAGGTGTTAATAACATACCGATAGAGTCAATAATAAACAGAATCTTTGGACGTTGTTCTTTAGGTTTATCTAATTCAGTTGCCTTATATTCAGTTACAAAATCGTGAACAATCTTTGCAACTTCATCAATCATAGATGCACTAATACGCAACATCTTTTCTTCACTTGTATCTACACCTAGTGGTAACAACCACTTTTCATCAAGTGCATTTTCTGTGTCAATCATGACAACAAAAATACCCTGATCTTGTGCAGCCTTAGCAATATTGCCAGAAACAACATAAGATTTACCTGCACCCGATTCACCTGCAAATACTGTTACCTTACCCATCGGGACTCCTTTATAGAAATCTCCACTAATAAGATAATTTAACCCATAAGATCCTGTGCTGATCCATGTGTCCGGATCATTGAATCCTGTAGAAATACCTGTAATGTTTTTTGTTAAGTTTTTACGAAACTTCGAAATGTCAAACGGCTTAGCCATAGGTTCTCCTTAAAGATAACCCGAACGTGCAGAAAACTGCAGAGGTCCGGGCCGTGTTATATTACTTGTTGCGGTTTCTTAGCATTGCTAAGATTTCTTGGGGAGTCTTTCCTGCTGTAGGTGCCGCTACTGCTGCAACTGTTTCCTTGACTACTTTTGGAGCGTCTGCTTCAAAATCGGCTTCGGCTTCAGCAACATCTTCTTCTCGTACAACCAAAGATGGCTTCGGTGTTACAGGTGCTGGTGCAGGTGTCGATGGGCGAGCTGCATATGTAGGACGAGTTGCTCGTTTACCTTCTCCACCCTCAGCATCATCGGCTGGTGCTGCATCGAAGCCGAATGGCTTGTAATGCTGGCTCCAGCGTGCTGGATCATACAATTCGCCATCTAGCGATTCCTGGAACATTTCAAACATGATTGCTAATTGTTCTGGAGTAGGACGCTTTGGCAAATATGTTGCTAGGTCAACCGGTGGGAATTGTGCAATAGCTGCTTGCATTTCTTCTGTAAGACTAGACTCTTTTCTAGCCCACTTAGAAGTGCCATAATCTGCATATCCGCCTTTGCTTGTCTTTGAAACAATAAAGTCTGTTCCATTGATAAAGTCAACTGGACTATGTTCCATATCGGGATCCATTAATGCAGCCTTAATGATTGCAAAAAGTTGTGGTCCGATAATGAACTTGCGGATTGGATTTTCTGGAAGATCAGTTTCGTTCATTGGGTCATTCTTAACAAAACCTTGCATATAGAAGGTGCGCTTTACCCAATATTTACGTGCGGTATCTTCTAACGACTTGTCTTTCCACCATGGGCGGACTTCGTTCAAGATTGGGCAAGTCATTTTGCCATCCCACATTTCAATACACGGAACTTGCACGATAACAGGCTTGTTTTCGTCTTGTCCTTTGATACCCGGGAATGGAAGCTTAATGAGTTGACGCTCTGCCCAGAAGAATGTGTTATCTTCGTTTGCGTCAGGGAGGAATCGGAGTGTTGTTGATGTGCCTTCTGGGATATTCCAATGTGCATAAGTTGTCTTATCGCCAGTGAAATTGCCTGCTTGGCCTTTACGTGTGTCTAGTTCTTGTAATTTCTTACGGATTTCGTCGAGAGTTTTTGACATGATTTTATTTTCCTTGTTAAACGCGGTTTATTTGCTTATGAATTATTTTAGCTAGGATGCGTTATTTCTTAGCTAACGAAGTATTTATCTGTTTTGTTATGTTGTTGCGTTGTTATTGGCAACAAAAAGCAGAACAGGTTTTCGCCTAGCGTGTTGCTAGTATACGAAAACCTGTTGCGAATGTCAAGAATTTCTTACATGAAGTTGTAATCAAATCTATCAAAGTATGCTGCCAAGTCTAGAGATTCTTTAATCTCTTTCTTTTCTTCTTTGGCTTTTTCTTCTACCTTACAATTTTCAAAGACTTGTGTCATTACGGCACGTTCGAAATCGTTCACTGTACCTTCCTTGCACAATTTTGTTCCAATTTTGTTAATGAACCCTGATAGCTCATCATTTTCCATTACACGCAATGCAAATTCATTGATTCTAAATCCTAAACGAGCATTATCACTTGCAAATTCAAAGATCGGTGTGGTTATTGCTTCACGGCGTAACATAACAATACCTGCAGCCGCTTCTTCAATGCGTTTATGGAAAGTATCCTTTTCTTGCACTAATTGTTTTACAATAGGTAGCACTTCTTCGAACTTCTCATCAAAGCGTCGAATGGTGAAAAGGTCTTTGAGTTGACTTGTATCATCTTCAGCAAGTGGTTCACGCTCAAATGTTTCTAGGCGTGCTTTAACTGTCTCATACGTCTTTGAACCTATCAACTTCTTTAATTCTGTACGAAGTGTTTGAATATTTTCTTTAATAGTTTCAATAATGCTAGAACTATCTTCGTTAATAAGTTTGTTAGTTGTTACATAGCGATTGAATGATTGAAGTTTCAATAATTGACCTGTACTCTCACTAATATATGCTCCAACTTTATCTGACATTGTACCTCCGTGTGCCATATGTTGAGCCATTGCTCTTGCACCCGGTAGATAATTGTGTTGAAAACGCATACGCTCACCATTACACTCTAAGAAGATTGCGCTGATATGACGTGAACGAGATCCACGAACATTTTCGTCAATCGGAGTTTTGTGACGGACTAAGATTCTTACATTTTCAAGTGTTTGTTGAGATGTCTTAACTGATCCAAACATCTTGCTAAAACTTTCCATAACTGCTTCATCTACTGCTACCGAATATTCCATATCGCCATGTGCATTAGGCTGAGCGGTTACCTTACCAGATGTAACTAGTCTATTTAATACCGGCTGAAGTTCGCTTAGATCGATGCCGATATCATCTGCTAGTGTATATGCAGCACACGATCCAAAATACTTAATCTTATGTAATACCTTTCCCATAAGTTGATGATTGTATGGTTGAACTGAATTATTTTCCATCATATTGTCGCCCTTTTTCATTTTAGCCTGATAGGCATAATCTCTCGGTTGAATTTGTTTACCGAATACCTTAATACTCGAATCTAGCTGAAATTCGTCTGCTATCTTGCGAACGTTTTTCTGTAATCCATCTATAGAATTATCAACATTCTTGCCCTTACTAAATTCTATATTACCTTTTTCTTTATCAGTAGGTTCATTTATAGTAATCATAATATTAGGTTCAGCGACAAAAAATCTACGACCAGTTTCTGGATCAGTAGTTTCTGCACCGGCTTCATCGAAGATTTTAACCTGTAGGCCATTACCCTTCAAGAGTGCAAATACCTTATCTGCTAAGTCATCCATTTCTACCATATCGAAATCCTTATTTCTCTTATTTATCTTATTCGAACGTTAGATGCATATCGGCATGGGTGAGTCGAATGTTGATTCATTAGCATCAGATATATTACTATTGATAGCAGCCTGAGATTTATCGTCCCATGTTGATATATAATCAGTCATTCTGACCGCTAAAATCATTGCCATAATTAAGTCATCTGTTTGGCCGATACGAGCTTCAAATGTATTACCTCTTGAAACAAATACCTTAAGTTCTGATAACAAACCACGCGAGTTTATTTTCATTTTGTTTGATTCGATTAAGAATTTCAACTTGGCACATGCTTCGAGCTTCGATTTATTAGTAGTCACAAAACCGGCACGTCTACCAGTGCGACCTTGTAGTTTATTCTTAGGATCGTGCAACATTGTGCCAGGGAAGTTTTCTTCGCCTGTGTCACGAATGACAACCAGTGCAGCTTCGCCTAACGAATTACTTTCTACTGACCAATATATTTCTGGTCGTCCGTAATCTTGTATTTCTTGCAAGATCTTCTTCATCGTCCTAACCTGTTCTTCAATCGGAGTCTTATTACTACTCCATTCTGCTACCTGTACTAGAGTAGGTAATTCAATAACCTGTATTGCAGAATTGTCTCCACCTGTGCCCATTGACGGATCAAGTGAAACAACATACGTCATTTGTGGATGAATTTCTGAATACCAACGAACTTGTCCTGTCTTACGAATTGGTTGAGATGGTTCTAACTGAGAAAGCTTAACTGGGTTGATAAGGGTTTCTTCAAAGGTAATGAACTGACACTTATGTTCACGCAGGAATCTATCTTCACCTAGTGCAGCGAATTCTGAATCGGCCCAGGCTTGATCACGATCTGGATGCGCTTCCCAGGTAGATACATAGGGACGGAATCCATTTACGCCGATAATAGTTTCATTACCGTTGGCATCAACTAACTTGTTTGCGCCGAACCAGATGTCAGCAAATTGGTCCTCATCAGTGTTTGGAGTAGAAGTAATAATACACTTACCACCAGTTGACAATGTAGGTGATAGTGAAGTCCAAAACTCTTTGGCTATATTAGGTTCTACGAATGCAAATTCGTCTAAGTAAACAAGTGATAAGGACATACCGCGACCAGTATTTTCAGTCGTGGTAGTTGCTACAATACGGG